GCGGATGCAGCGCCCTGATTGCCCGTTGCGGATGCAGCGCCCTGATAGCCCGTTGCGGATGCAGCGCCCCAATCGCCCGTTGCGGATGCAGCGCCCCGATTGCCCGTTGCGGATGCAGCGCCCTGATAGCCCGTTGCGGATGCAGCGCCCTGATAGCCCGTTGCGGATGCAGCGCCCCAATCGCCCGTTGCGGATGCAGCGCCCCGATTGCCCGTTGCGGATGCAGCGCCCCGATTGCCCGTTGCGGATGCAGCGCCCCAATCGCCCGTTGCGGATGCAGCGCCCCGATTGCCCGTTGTGGATGCAGCGCCCCGATTGCCCGTTGCGGATGCCCCTTTTCCATCCTTGGTGGCTGTTGATTTTTTCAACCACTTAGCAGCATCAAAGACGTGCTTAATCGCAGCCTCAACCATTTCGTGCAGGTGAATTTCGGCCTTAACCTCAATGCGGGCGGCGGCAATTTTACTATCGCCACCGGTCTCGCTGGCTGTTTCGCCGGACAACTCAACCAGCGCGAACCTAGAACCCGCTGGCGGATAATAACCGAACACGTCGAGCGGATGAGTGCAGGCGTGAAATCCGCTGTTACATGCCGATACATCGCCATCATGCTCAAACGTCTTGCCGACTTCGTACTGGAAATCTCGGCAGGTCCAATCGGCATTAAAGCCTTTATATGCAATAATCTTTTCGGTCATTATCCGTTCATCCTTCCCCATTACACGTAACGCACCATTCGGTGATGCCGTGGCCACGCACGTAGTGGTAATACTTGCCGCCTACGCCAGTTCCTTCGCAGTCAGGGCATTTACCCACCCTTGACTGTGGCGGAACCCGCAGGCCGTTCTCATGGTCAATCCAAAGCAGTTCCTCGCACTGGTGGCAGACAGGCCCACCACAGCGCTCAACAAGGGTGGCGATCCGGCTTGTCGGCTTCACGTCTGCAAGCTGGTCGCGGTTCAGACCCGTCCGGTGGCACTTGGCGCACTCGCAATGCCCATCCACCGGCAGCAACCCGCGTGACTTGAGGGCCGTGTTTACTGTGGTGTGAGCGTTCACTGGTCACCCCCTTTGCTGTGCTTGTATTCAGCCCAGACCAAGTAGCCGGAGAGAGTGATGAGCGCGACGAGTAGCACCCAACTGTTGAGAATGATAACGAGAGCCAGCCAAGCCATTAAAGTAATCACAATCCAGATATACGCTGTAAGCTGCACCCAAATCGGCGCATCCGTCAGCAGCCATTCGAAAAAATCCCTCACAGCGCCACCTGAGCAGGCGCACCGCCCTCATTATCATCGGTCCAAGAATACTGGTCGGTATCCAGTGTGATCGTGCGGCTATCAACGCCGCGCTCGTGCCGCTCAATCGCCCGGTTGATCTTGGCCGGGCAAAACGTGCCGCTTGTCAAAATAATCAGGTTCGGTGTCATCTCTCATCTCCATCTGCCGTTGATCGGCTATACATTAGGTCTAGCAGCAACTAAACGACATAGCAATAGGAAATAGCCTATTGCAATGAAAAAAGTTTAGCTATAAGATTACGGCATGAAAACACTTGATGAATATCTAAAGTTTAACAACGCCACGCGATTGGCTGAACAGCTTGGCGTGACAAAGGGCTATATATCGCAACTTCGGCATGGGAATGCGTCCGTATCCCTCAAGAGAGCATTTCAGATTGAGGCGGCAACGGGCGGGGAGGTTTTAGCCTCATCGTTTGTCGATATGGAGGCGGCGGAATGACCCCCAGCACCTTCTGGGCAAATCTCACCCCCGCACAGCAGAACCGCCTATCCCGCTACCAATGCACAGGGTGCAAGCAAACACTGCGCCTGTCTCTGACAAAGGGTGCATGTACCTGCGGAGATGAGATTGAACGCGCAACAGCCTGCCTAAAGGCCAGCGCATACCCGCATATCAACACAGTTTCGGAGGCTGCAAATGTCTCTGCGTAACCCCTGCCGACTTGGGTTAAAGTCGGTTCTTCCTCCTGAGCGCGTAACGACCGCGCCAACTCACCTCCGGCATCTTCGGGTGTCGGAGGGCTTTTCTGACGTTGCGGAGGCGCTAACAAACGCGGCCATCGGCCTGCTTGTATCCCTGCTGCTCACTTGGTTGTGGCTGGGCTTCACCCCCATTCAATCGGCTGGAATTACAGCGGTGTTTTTCATCGCATCAACGGTTCGCAGCTTCATCATTCGGAGGTGCTTTCGTTGGGTATCGTGAAAGAGGAGCGGATCGGGGATTGTCGGCTGATTTTGGGGGATTGTCTTGAGGTTATGCCGTTGCTGGGGAAGGTGGACGCCGTTTGCGCAGATCCACCCTATGAATTATCTAGCAGCGGCCCCGGCGCTTCACACTTTGGCATGTCATTAGCCAAGTTCGATGGCTCTGATTACAAGGCAATCGTCAACGGCTTGGATTATACCAAGTTGTTTGATGGATTTGAAGCGGCCCAGCGGCCCATGAACGGCTTTGTTTTCTGCTCCAACAAGCAGGTCTCTAAACTCATGGCGGAGTGCGAGGGACACGGATTATCAGCCACCTTGCTTGTTTGGCACAAGACCAACGCCGCACCTTTCGCCAATGGTGTTTGGCGAGGTGATATTGAATATATTGTTCATTACAGAGGTAAGGGTGCCACCTTTAACGGCGGGGCAGTAGACAAGACCAAGGTTTTGCCGCACCCGATAGTAGTTGATGCAGCACACCCAACAGTGAAACCGCAGCCAATCATTCAACGGCTGATCCGCAATTGCTCAGACTTTGGCGACACAATTCTAGATCCTTACCTCGGTTCTGGAAGCACCTTAGTTGCCTGCGCCAAGCTGGGCCGCAAGGGCATCGGCATCGAACTTGACCCCGAATATTTTGAGATTGCCTGCAAGCGTGTCGAGGAAGCCTATCGCCAGCCTGATCTTTTTGTAGAGCCACCAAAACCAGCCGTACAGGAGGATTTTGGCTTATGATTGAAGCCCAAAACAAACGCATCCTTGCCCACCTCAAAGCAGGCAAGTCCATCACCTTCTGGGACGCTGTTGCAGACTTCGGTGTAATGCACCTGCCGCGCCGCATTCTGGATCTGAAAGAGGCAGGCCACAACATCCAAGACCAGTGGGAAAAGCGCGATGGAAAGCGGTACAAGCGGTGGTGGCTGGCAAATGGCTAGACGGGCAGCAAACTGGCAGGCGCAGGTTCGGCACATGCTTTCTCAGGGCTTTGGTGTTGAAGACATTGCCGTGCGCTTGGGCGTAGAGGCCGACAGCATCCGCGAGATGGTCAAGATCATGCGCCGCAACGGCGTGTTTGACACCATGTTTCACCGGAGGGCTGTAGATGCGTGAATATCTGATCCGCCTGCCGTGGCCCCCAAAAGAACTGACGCCAAACTACAGGCGTAGCCACCACTGGACCGCATACGCGACCAAGGCAAATAAATACCGCGAAACTTGTTGGAAAGAGACGTTGGCGGTCACAGGGGCAAGCCCTAGCGGCCTTTCTAAGCCCTTGCCTATGTTGATCACCTTCCACCCGCCAGACCGCCGCCACAGGGACGATGACGGGATTATCGGCTCATTCAAGATCGGACGCGATGGCGTGGCTGACGCATTGGGTGTCGATGACAGGCATTTCCGCCCGACATACGAATTTGCAGACCCCAAAAAAGGTGGCTGCATTCTGGTCCATATCGAACACCGGGGGATTGTGACTTGAGTATCCGCGTAATGGCAAATGTTTGGGATAACGGACCCCAGAAACAGGGGCCGCTATTGGTGATGTTGGCGCTTTCCGACTACGCAAATGATGCTGGCGAGTGCTGGCCTTCCATCAAATCAATCGCAGAAAAGGCCCGCATGACAGAGCGCGGCGTCCAGAGAATTTTGCGAGAATTGGAGGCCGCGAAATGGATCGAAACAGACCACGGGAACGGTCGACACGGGTGCAATAAGTACCGCATAAACCCCGACCCTCGGTACACCCCGACCGAAAGTCACCCCGACCCTCGATCCCAAAAAACCCCGACCCTCGATCCCGAAACCCCGACCCTCGGTACACCCGAACCGTCAGAACCGTCAGTAGAACCGTCAGTAGATGATAAGGCGCGGGCGCAAACTTTGAGGTTGCCGGAAGGTTGGGTGCCGAATGACGCAGATGTTGAATACGCCCTTTCTAAGAAATTGACCCCCGAAGAAATTGAGGAGATTGCAAATGACTTTCACGACTATTGGAGAGATCAGCCAAAAACAAAACGCTCAGCTCGTGGATGGTCAGCAGCATGGCGAAACAGGGTCCGCGATCAAGCCCCACGATTCATCCGAAATCGCGGCGTGGCTTTCAAAGCAAGCTCCGGTGGATATGGACAAGGCGGCGGAATTGCGGGCGCAGTCGCACGGCGTCAGTCTCGCGGTCAGATATGAGGGCCGATACCCACGAGGCGAGAACGGCGAAATTCTCCCCAGCTACACGGTTGCTGTTGGGTGCGGTGTATCGGGCGATGATACACAACGGCAGGCGGCGCTTGCTGACCTGACCAAGTTCCAGACGCCTGCACCGATCCGGCAGATTGAGCAATGGTTGGCAGAATTGTCTGTCCTGACCGTAGGGCGCGGCGCAGATGGCATCGCGGCGGAATTGCAGCTTACGGCCTATTCGTCGCGGCTGGCGCAGTATCCGGCTGACGTGGCCCGCCATGCCCTTCTCAAGCAAAGCTGGAAGTGGTTCCCGTCTTGGTCTGAGTTGGAAAAGGTTTGCAACGCCAAGGCAGGCCCGCGCCGCCACATGATCGCGGCTCTTTCGCAGCCCGCGCCAGATCCCGAGCCAACACGCCGCCCGCCAACTCAGGACGAAAAGGACCGGATTGCCGCTTTGATCGCAGAGCAGTTCCCCAATGTCCCGCAGTCATGGCGCGACCGTGCGGCAGAAGAAGCCACCAAGGGGAATTGCATTGCGGAGGACGCAGCATGAGCCATCCAATCAGAAACCACACCATCCACGTCTTCCAGCGGCGCGATGGCCTTGCAGGCGGAACCCCATTCATCGCCCGCTTCCACCCGTATGACACCTTCCCGATTTTCTTCAAAGGGGCGACCCAGCAGGCGGCGGTCGGTGCGGCGGAGGCGTTCCGCACCGAAACGATTGAAAAGCACGAGGCCAGCGTGATTGCCCGCCAAGAGGGGCTGGCAAAGGCACGGGCGGCGCGTGAGGCAAAGGCACGGGAGGGCGCAGCATGATCCACCCTATCACAGCAGAGCAGATAGACCGCGCCTTAGATGCAGCTTTTGAGACCTGCTTCCCGCCCGCCAAAATGCGCCCGCGCCGCAACAGCACCCGCGTAAAATACGCCCGCTGTGCCGAGATGGGGCTAACGCAAGCCTCAACAGCGCGGGTGTTGGGCGTCACACGCGGAACCGTTCACGATGCAGCGCGGCGCTATGGCCTGACGTTCAAACGCCATCAGCCAGCGCCGAAGGTTCAGAAGGCCGCGCCGCCTAAGCCCAAGGTGAACCCTTTCATCGCAAAAATGGCAGAGATGGCCGCAGCGGAAAGCGCAGCGATGCGGAGGGCCAGCCAATGAACAAGCGCGGCTTTATCGAAAGCGATCTTAAATTCAAGCCTGGTGATTTGCCGGATTACTGGGAGTATTTTTCATACACTAACGGTCAATTAGTTTGGGCCAAATCAGGGAAAAATCGACGCGTTGGATGCCCCGCAGGAAGCTTGAGGGCTGACGGGTACTCAGAGGTGCATTTCGATGGAAATCGAGAGCGGGTGCATCGTGTTATATGGAAAATGCACTTTGGGAAAATCCCTGTTGGGTTTGTCATAGACCACATTAATCGCGACCCGACTGATAACCGTTTAGATAACCTTCGCTGCATCCCTAAGAGGCTTAACCATCACAATTTGAAGCCAATAAAGGCGCACCACCACAAGAAATCAGGAAAGTGGACATCAAGGATCCGCAGGTTTGGCAAAAATAAGAACCTTGGATATTTCGACACCCAGAAGGCGGCAGTTGCGGCCTACGAAAAAGCCAGAAAAGATCTGGACGCCTTCGATGAATATACCTTTTTCGGCGAGAACAACCCACCCGTAGGGCAGGGCGAGAAACCCCGCCAGACCGAGGCGCAGGCCGCACAGGTGGCCTACTGCAAGCGGCTGCTGATGGAGGGGTGGAACGAAGCCTACCTGATCGGGCTGGGCTACGCGGCAGGCGCAATCAAGCAAGCAAAGGAGCAGATCAAGTGAACCTATCTCACAGAATGGACCGCAAGCACGAGCAGGCGGCAAACCAAGCAGCGGCAGCACGGCCTGCGGATCTGCCTGACTTGCCCAAGGGCGCAGAGGAATGGTTTGCGGCAAAGATGCGCAGCCCCGATGCAAAGGTCAGCCAAGTTGCGTCACGCCTCAAGCACCACAAGTGCGGACAGCGCACCGGAACGGCGGCAATGGTCCTTGCGGTTATCAGCGCGGCAGAACAGCCCATCACGGCAAAGCAGATTGCGCAGCGCATCGACAGATCATCAGAGGCCATCCGTCATTGCCTCAAGCGGTTGCATGAGCGCGACGTTGTTCAAAAGCACGGGCCAGCGAACAAGCTGAAATGGAGCAAGGTGTGACCCCAGAAGAGGCAGAACAACTACAGGCGGAAAACGCAAAGCTGATTGAGCAGATCAACGTACAGGCCGAGCATTGGAAGGCAGATCAGGTTGAAAAGGCGCGGCTCAACAAGCGCGTGGATACGCTTCAAGGCATGGTGGATTGGCTACAGGCCAACAGGGCTGATCTTGAGGCGCAACTGACAGATGAGGCAATAGCGGAAAGGGTGTTTGGATGAGCATCAAGGCATACAGCAAAGCAGCAAAGCGGCGGGCCAAGAAGGCGCTACCGCAGTTGGCACCCATCGAAAGGCCGCAACAGCACCGGGTCGCGGGTAAATTCGCCCGCGACGACGACCCCAGAAAAACGGCCCTTACAGCGCGTCAAAGGCGGATGGGCGGCAAGGGTAGCTTGGATGATGCCAATGCCCCCATGCTGACCTCAGAATTGGGCTGTATCATCGCTTCTAAGCTAAAGCGGGATGAGGCGGCGCAGCTTTGGAGCCTATGGCAGCAATATTCGATGGCAGAGCGCACCTACCGCATCCGCTACATCGGCACGACTGGCGACCCCCAAGGTGCGGCTATTCAGATGGTGCCGGAACCAATGCAGTCGGACCAATCCGCCAGCGTTGACATGCGGTCACAGGATGAGCGCGACAGGGACGCGGTAAGCAACTGGATGCGATGGCAGGGCCACTTGGGTTGCCTAACGGCGCATCAGGCAAGCGCATTGCGGCAGGCCGAGCGGGGCAACGGCAAGTTGCTTTGGGATGAGGGCATAGCGACAAGCGCGGGTCTGTATACCTTCGATGCATTGTTGGCTTTGGCAGATGTTGTGGGTTGAGGGTTGCCAGTTCAACTATCGTGTGTATAATCGCCATAGGCGGAAAGAAAACCGCTTAAAGGGGCGCGTCCGAAAGGATTGCGCCTTTTTTGCATTTCCAGACTTTCAACAGGATAGACCAAACGCAGGGCTAAGGCTCATGCGCTTTTATTCTATGCCCCTCCAAAAATGATGACGTGAGGTTGCACCATGCCGACAGGCGAGGCGAGTACGTACACACAGGAAAAAGCTGATCGAGTTTGCACATACCTTGCAGAGGGCATGACGCTCCGCGAGGCTTGCAGGCAAGACAACATGCCCCCAGAAAGCACGGTTCGGCTTTGGGCGCTTGATGATCGGCAAGGGTTTGCTGCGCATTACGCAAGAGCCAGAGAGATTGGCTATCATAAGATGGCCGATGAGTTGATGGAAATCAGCGACGATGGTTCAAATGATTGGATGGAACGGAATGGCGATGAAACCGCAGGCTGGCAAGTCAACGGCGAGGCGCTAGGCAGGTCGCGTTTAAGGGTTGATACCCGGAAGTGGATGCTCAGTAAAACGCTACCTAAGATTTATGGCGACAAGCTGGACCTAAACCACTCTGGCAATTTCACCGTTACGCTCGAAAGCGATGCGGACGACCTTTGACCTATAAGCGCAACGCGGGGCAGGAACGCGCCCGCAAGGAACTATTAACCGCAGGCAAACGCTTCTGTCTGGTTTATGGCGGATCGCGCAGCGGTAAGACATTTGATTTGGTCGGGACGGTTATTGAGCGGGCGTTGCTTGCTCCCAATTCCCGGCACCTCATTGTGAGGCAGGAAGGCACATCAGCCAAACGGGCGATTGTCAAAGGCACATGGCCCGAAGTCGTCAAGATACGTTTCCCCGGCTTGGACGCCAAGTGGCACGAGCAATATGGGTATTACACGCTCCCCAACGGTTCGGAAGTTTGGGTTGGCGGCTTGAACGATGACAAGGCGCTGGAAAAGATACTTGGCAACGAATACGCCACGATTTACATGAATGAGGCTTCGGAGTGCCGATATAAGGCTTTCACGCTTCTGCGTTCTCGCCTCGCTCAGACCGCAAGTAAGATCAACGGAAAGCCGCTTTCGCAGCGGTTCTATGTGGATCTCAACCCAACAACGCGCCAGCACTGGACCTACCGCCTCTGGATTGATGGCATTGAGCCCGACAGCCAGACGCCTGTTGATATGGATCAATACGGGCATGTTGTTGTTAACCCGTTCGACAACTCCGAAAACCTGTCTCAAGAATACATGAACGACCTTCGGGCGCTGCCGCCACGGGCGAAACGGCGCTTTTACGATGGCACCTACCTCGAAGACCTTGAGGACGCTCTATGGCGGCGCTCCAAGATCATCAGGATACAGAACGTGCCGCCGCTCAAGCGCATTGTCGTTGCGATTGACCCGGCAATATCGACTGAGCCAGGGTCTGATGAAACTGGAATTGTGGCGGCGGGTGTTGATGCGGCTGGCAACGGTTACGTTTTAGAGGACGCAAGCGGCAAATATCGCGCCGAAGATTGGGCGCGGCAGGCTTTGGCGGCGATGGATAGCCTCGGTGCTGATAGGATTGTTGCCGAAATTAACCAAGGCGGCGACATGGTGGAAAACACCATTCGTGCCATTCGGAGCCATGTCCCTTACCGGGGCGTTAGGGCGACCCGCTCTAAATTGGTGCGGGCAGAGCCAGTAGCGGCGCTTTATGAGCGTGGCAAGATTTATCATGTTGGCGAGTTCTCAGAGCTTGAGGACCAGATGTGCAGCTTCACGACAGGGTTTGACAGGAAAGCGGCGGGCTACTCGCCTGACCGTGTGGATGCTCTTGTATGGGCCTTCACTGATCTATTCCCGGACTTGGCCGCGCCTCCGCAGGATGACTTTGACGATTACGATGAGCGCGATTTTGGCCGCGATGACACCACGGGGTACTGATGGATATTGAAGACCAAAGCGCCGAAGACGAGCAGCAGGCCATCGCACCCGATGAGTTTGTCCAGCTTGTAACATCGTCGCAAAACCTCGCCGCCGAAATGGCTGACGAGCAGCTTATGGAAATCTCTCAGAACGCGATTGCGGACTATGAGATTGACAAAGACTCCATGTCTGACTGGTTCGCCCAGATGGAAAGCGGTCTTGATCTTGCCAAGCTGGTTAAGGAGGAAAAGAACTACCCGTTTAAGGGTGCGGCAAACGTCAAATATCCGCTGATTACATCGGCGGCGCTTCAATTCAATGCGCGGGCATACCCGGCGATTGTTTCCCCTGATCGGGTGGTGAAATCAAAGGTCTGGGGCGAAGACCCTGACGGGTCAAAGGCTGCGCGTGGTGATCGCGTTTCTGAGCATATGTCATGGCAGTTGTCAGGCAATGTTGAGGAATGGGAGGAGGAAACTGACAAGCTGTTGGTCATTCTGCCCATTGTGGGCAGTGTTACCCGCAAATGGTGGTATGACACGTCCCTCAAGCGCCCTCGGTGCCGTTTGATCGAACCGGGCAAATTTATCGTCAACAACAAGGTAAAGCACCTTTCGGATGCCCCGCGTGTCACCGAGGAATTGTCACTGTATCCGGTAGAGGTGGAAAAGCGCATTCGGGCGGGCGAGTTTGTACGCTTTGACATGCCAAAAGACGGGCAGGACAGCCAAGCCCCGCAGGAATTTATCGAACAGCATACACGTATTGATCTGGATGAGGACGAATACCCAGAGCCATACGTTGTGACGATCCACATGGAAACGCAGACGGTTGTGCGCATTGTCGCAGACTTTTCGCCGCGTGACGTGGATTTTGAGACAGAAAAAGTGCAGCGGGTTTCGGTTGTGCCAATGACTGACCCCAATACGGGCGAAGTGGTTCCAGTGCAGCAAGTACATGAAGAGGAGGTCGCGTCAAAAATCCTTTCCATTCGTCGCGGGTCATATTTCGTGCCTTTCCAGTTTATGCCTGGTATGGATGGCGGCTTTCACGGCACTGGCCTTGGCCTGCTGCTGGGGGATATTTCCAAGACCATTAACAGCATCATGAATCTGATGTTGGACGCGGGGCATTATTCTGCCCTCGGCGGTGGCTGGATTGGTTCCGAAATGCGCCTGCGCGGCGGCAACCAGATGTTCCGGCCCGGTGAATGGAAAATGACACCTACAGAGGGCCGCGACATTCGCACGTCAATTGTGCCGATGACATACCCACAGCCAGACGCCACGCTGTTTCAAATGCTTGGGATGCTGATCGACGCAGGGCGTGAGATTGCCAGCGTTAAGGACGTAATCACGGGGGAGGCACCTCGCCAGAACCAGACAGCGACAGCAACACTCGCGCTGATCGAGCAGGGCATGATGGTGTTTACCGCTGCCTATAAGCGGATTTTTCGCAGCCTAAAGCGTGAATACAAACTGATTGCCGAAATGAACGGGCAAACTGTGGACGCCGAGGCTTACAACAGGTTTCATGACGCGCAATCTCAGATGGGACACAATGGCGGGCCAGCACTTGACCCGGCCAAAGATTACGATCTGTCTGATTTGGATATTCAGCCCGTGGCTGACCCGCAGACAGTCACCAAAATGCAGCAGGCCGCAAAGGCACAATTGATCATGCAATTGGCCGATCAGGGCCTTGTGGATCGCGGCGAGGCGCTGGCCCGTGTTGCCGAGGCCATGGACATTCCAGATGTTGAAAAGCTGGCAGTTCAACCCGATCCAATGGCGCATCAGATGCAAATGCTCGGCATGAAGGCGGCGGAGGCTGATGTGGCAGAGAAGCTGGCGAAGATCCAATTGACAATGGCGCAGGTTGAAGAGGCCCGCGCCGGGGCAATTAAGGATATGGCATCGGCGCAAAATGAGACATTGCGCACCGCCAATGAAGCCAAAAAGACGAAGTTAGACGCATTGATGAAGACGTTGGAGGCAAATCGTGTCGGATTGGAAAATATCCTCGGATCAAGTGGAGGAATGGCGGGAACACCCGGTAACGGTGGCCTTGAAAGAGGCTATGGAGAACGTGGTGCAGCGCAAGCGGGAGGCGGTCTTAGCGGCCTTCTGGGCGGGCAACAACCCGCAGGAGGACCGCAGGGTTTTGCAGAACGTAGAGGCATGGGTGGGGGCCTTCTTTGACGCCACCGCAGAAGAAATCAGAGCAGAGCTAGAGGACGATGATGAACAAAAGTGGGATTACCCCGATGTGGGATAATGTCCTTGTCCGCCCAAAGGTGGTTGAGGATAAGACAGCGGGCGGTTTGTACCTCCCCGACGACACCAAGGAACGTGAACAATTCGGGCAGATGGAGGGTGATTTGATTGCCGTATCCGCTGGCGCGTTTCGTTATAACTACCCCGATTGGCCGGAGGACGCGCCCAAGCCCAAAGAGGGTGATGCGGTGGTCTTTTCTCGGTATCAAGCAACCGAAATCAAAGGTCGCGATGGCGACAAATATTGGTTGATGAAAGATACCTCGATTGCGGGGGTTCTGGCATGACCGATACGCAGGAGCAAATCGTTGACGAGGCGGAAGTCATTGTTGAACCCGCCGAAGATACGACCGAAATTCAAGAAGAGCCTCAAGAGCAGGTTCAAGAGCAGCCTTCATGGTCTTCTGAGGATGAGGAAGAGGCCCGATTGTTCGGGTGGAAATCCCCTGATGAATGGCAGGGCGAAATGCCCAAGGGCTACATCGACAATCCAGAGGACTTTCTGGGGCGTGTAAAGCGATCCCGCATTTTCTCAACAATGTCTGAGCGGCTGGAAAGCACCACCAAGGGGCTTGAGCAGGTCAATGAAATGGCACTGCGCCGCCAGCGTGAAAAGCATGAGGCAGAGGTTGAGCGGGTTCGGCAGGAGCGCGACCGCGCCGCCGAAGAAGGCGACATGGACGCCTATAAGATTGCAAACACCCGTGAACAGGAATTGCTTTCACAGGCTGCACCAACCGCCCAACCACAAACCCCGGCAGAGGTTGAGGCTTACCGCAACTCAGAGGCAGGGGCATGGCTTAAAAATCCCATCTTGGGACAGACCGCCGCGCAGCTTGTGCAGTCTAATCCGGTCATTCTGGCGGCAGCGCCAGCGGATCAAATTGCCTATGCAGAGGCGGAAATCCGCAAGATGTACCCGGCATATTTCCCTGAGCCAAAAGCAAAGGAAAAAACGCCACCTCGCCAAGTTGTTGACGCTGGCGGATTAGGTGGAGCGGGCGGGCGAACAGCCTTCGACAAGCTGCCCCCCGATGCAAAGCAAGCGTTCAAACGCTTCGCAGGACAAGGGATTTTTGAAGATACGGCGGCAGGCCGCAAGGAGTATGCAGATGAATACAACAAATAACAGCCCCGCCAAGACCCGCGAAACACAGCGCCGCCGCCGAGCGACAGGCGCAGTTAACCAGACCCTCGGCAAGTTGGGTGTTAACCCCGACCTGCTGAATCACAAACAGTTTGCCTATCGGTGGTTTAACGACACCCAGAACGGCAGGCTGCAACTCAAGACAACCCATGACGACTGGGATATTGTGAAAGATCCATCGGTGAAAGAAGACAACGCCGATCTGGGGAACGCAGTGTCAGTTGTCGTGGGGTCGCACAAGGATGGCTCGCCACTGCGAGCATACCTGTGCCGCAAACCGAAGACGTATTTCGATGAAGATAAGGCCGAGGCGCAATCGCGTCTTGATGATCAACTGGCGCAGCTTTCACGCGGTATGGACCGCGAAGGCGGCGCTCAATCGGATTACGTCAAGGACATCAACATTCGTTGAGACTTGGCGTTAGCTAAGGAGCCTTTCAAATGGCAAATGCAGACACTCCCTTCGGCCTTCGCGCCGTAGGGCATCCATCAGGGCTGTCAAAAGCACGGGTCACCGCTTATGCGGTTGCGTCCGACTACGCCACAGCCCTTTTCCCCGGCGACCCCGTTGTCGTTTCCGGCACCGCGAACGCGGCGGAGGTTTCGGCCCCCGGCGTGGGCGTTATGCCCGCTGGAACCATGTCGGAAGTCGAAAAGGCGACAGCAGGCAGCACCAACAAGATCACAGGCGTGATCGTTGGCGTTGCGGCGAACCCTGACAACCTTTCGCGGCGCTATCTCCCAGCTTCTACAGGCGGCGTGGTTTTCGTGAATGACGACCCTCAGACCGAATACGAAATTCAGGCGGACGAAGACATCGTTGCGGCTGACATCGGTCTGAATGCGGCGGTGGTCTACACCAACACGGGCGACACCAACACGGGCCAATCTGGCGCGGAACTGGATAGTTCGACCGCAGCGACCACGGCGGGACTGCAACTGCGCATTCTCGGCCTTGTGCCGCGCACTGATAACGAGGTTGGCAACCAGGCAAAAGCCCGGGTTCGCATCAACAACCATTCCGAAATCACCGGCATTGCCGGTACATAATGGAGGGCTGAATCATGACTATCACAACAGGTTCACACCCAAAGGCCCTCTGGCCCGGCGTTAACAAATTCTTTGGCAAGACCTACGCGGAAAAGCCAATGGTTTGCGATATGGTGTTTGATGAGCAAACATCGACCAAAGCTTATGAGGAATATGTCGAAGAAACAGGCTTCGGTCTGGCCCCGATTAAAACCGAGGGCAACGGCATTTCTTATGACACAGATGCGCAAGGTTATACCTCGCGGATCACCAACGTTGTCTATGGCTTGGGCGCGAAGGTCACTCAAGAGGCTATCGAAGATAACCAATATGAGTCCGTGGCAAAGAAAAAATCCGCAAAGCTGGCCCGCTCTATGCGCCAGACGAAGGAAAACGTCTTTGCCAACATTCTCAACCGGGGCTTCAATCCCTCTTATGCGGGTGGCGATGGCAAGGAACTTCTGGCAACAGATCACCCAAGCCTGAGCGGTAGCCAATCTAACGAATTGGCGGTTGCGGCGGATTTGTCGGAGGCATCCCTTGAGGATCTGCTGACGTTGATTCGCGGTTTCACCGATAGCCGGGGGCTGCGGATTCAGGCGAAAGGCATGAAGCTTATTGTTCCCCCGGAGCTTGAGTTTGACGCCACGCGCATTGTGTCTTCTACAAATCAGTCTGGCACAGCAAACAATGACATTAACGCTATGGCGAAACTCGGCATGTTGCCGGGTGGTGTTGCTGTTTGGGATTACCTGACTGATGCGGATGCGTTCTTTGTCAAAACCGATGTTCCTGAAGGTCTGATCCGGCAGCAACGCCGCGCATTGGCGCTAACGCAGGACAACGACTTTGACACCGACAACGCCTGCATGAAGGCCACAGAGCGATATGCGGCTGGCTGGGCTGACTGGCGCGGCATCGCGGGTTCCCCCGGCGCAGCGTAAGCCAATCGGGCGCGGTTCGATAGCCGCGCCCCTTTCCACATTGAAAAGGAGGCTGACATGCCTGCAACAAACTTCCCGAACGGCATCATCGCGCCGATCCTGCCATCGAGCGGCACAGCAACCACGGCCATTGTTGATTTGACAGACAACAGCGGCGGCACAGGTTCCGATACCATTGCAGTAATCGGCGCAACCTATAGCCAATCCGAAGTCGCCAACGCGATTGCATCCCTGTCCGACAAAATCACCGAACTAAACGCGGCTCTGCAAGCGGCCCAAATCACGGCGTCCTGACATGGGCAGCTTTGATGTAGAGCTTGCAGAGCTTCGCATCGCCAACACTTATGGTGATGAGGTTTCTGTTAAAAACAAAGCCAAGACCCTTTTGAAGTTTGGCCGGAATGAAGACCTCGGCACATCACAAGAGACAATCTGGACGCTTGGCGGTCATGAAACCCTGCCAACCACAAACGCGATTGATACTATATCATCCAGCGATGCGGGCGACGATGGGGTTATCCGCATTGAAGGCCACACGGTTTCCGGCACTGGCGTTGATTCTCAGTTCACCTTTGTTGTGCAAACAGCAACCCTCAACGGGCAATCAAAGGTGACGCTTGGCACCCCTTTGGCGCGTGTATCGCGGGTCTATGAGGATGACGGGCTTGCTTTGGCGGGAACGGTTCAGGTTTACGAGGATACAGCAATCAGCGGGGGCCTGCCTTCTGACGCGACCAAGGCCCATATTGAGATTGATGGGGCGGGGGGGAACACCCAGAGTCTCAAGGGGGCAACCACGTTCTCTAATTTGGACTACGCTATCATCACAGGCCTTACAGTGTCGGTTGCGAAAAAGCAGCAGGGCAGTGTTGATTTTGTGCTTGAGATACAGCTACCAGGCAAAGTGTTTCGGCCTGTCCAGCGGGTCACGCTTACATCTTCGGCGCAGTCTGCCATGACAATCCCCTTTGCCCCCCATGTAATTGTTCCCAAAAATTCAGATGTTCGGGTGGTGGCAACTGGCTCAACAACCGGAATGGAAGTTGACGCATCGTTCAACAGTTATTTGGCACAGGTTCGCGGATGACGTGGGAACCCGGCCAATGGAATGCGATCTGCCAGAGATGCGGGTTTGAGTACAAGTCGCGCCAGATCAGTAAGGAATGGACGGGCCTGCGTGTCTGCAAAGGCAGCGGGACCAATGAATGTTGGGAGCCACGGCACCCACAAGAGAACTTGCGGGCCAAGCCGGATCACCAATCCGTGCCTTGGGTTAGCCCCGATCAGGCCGGAACGGATGTTTCGGTAGGCAGCGGAAACGAAGTCAGCGCCGACGACCTTTAAGCCACATTTAGGAGAACCCTCATGGCTGTTACAGCAACCCGCACAGTGCGGGACATTGTTACACGCGCCCTTCGCAAATCCCGCGTTGTTGGCGTTAACCAAGACCCTACATCATGGGACGCGAAAACCGCGATGCATGATCTGGATGATATGTTGAAAGAGTGGCAGTCATCCGGCTTTAACCTGTGGACGTGGACCGAAGGGACAAAAACCCTGACGACTGCCGTATCTTACGATTTGGCCGTTGTACGGCCTATTTCGATTATGAATGTCCGGTACAAAGGCACCGATGGAGTTGAAGTGCCGATGGTGCCTCTGACACGTTGGGAATACGACAGTATTTCAGACAAGGATTCTACGGGTACGCCCTCGCAGTTCCACTATGACCGCCAGCGCGAAGCGGCGAAACTGTACATCTGGCCTGCCCTTGCCTCGGCAACAACGGAATCCATCGAGTTCACATATCAGCGCGAAGTTGAAGACATCACGTCTTTGAACGACACGATTGATATGCCCGGCGAGTGGTGGTCAACGGTTGTCTATAATCTGGCGTCACGGCTGATCGACACTTACGCACTTGAAAACCCCGGCGTTCAAGCGCGGGCCGAGCAGTTGTTTAAGCGTCAAATGGCGTTTGACCGCGAAGGCAGCGTGTATTTCAATCGCGGTGAGAACGACCGCTAATGCCAATGCTCCCAATGGCCCGCCAATCTGCCGACGCGGATTACAATGGCGAGCGCCTTGTAAACTACTTCCTGCGGCCAACACAGGGCGTCTCTAAGGGCGCTTTGATTGGTCGCAGCGGGGCGTTGTCCGTTCTGGATCTTGGCGGGGCTGTGCGGGCCTGTATTGACTTCGACGGCATTCTCTATGCCGTGGCAAATGGCAAGCTGTGGAAGGTTGTCGGGGCTGTTTCAACAGAGGTTGGCAGCGTTGGCACGTCAGAGGCGGTATCAATCGCCACATCTGGCACAGAAATTGCGCTGGTTGTCGGCGCGACCTACTATGTGTCTGATGGCGTGACCGTCACAAACTACGCCACAGGCGAGGTCACAACGCCGCGATATGTTGCCTATCAGGATGGGTATTTTATTGTTGCGGGTGAAAACGCCACGCGCAAGGACGTCATCACGGTTTCGGGGCTGGATGATGGCACCACGTTTTCTGGCTTGGACTTCGCCACGGCGGAAAGCCAATCCGACGAAATTCGCGGCATTATCAGCGACCACGGGGAAATCTGGCTGCTTGGGGCCAAATCTATTGAGGTTTGGTACAACAGCGGCAACGCAGACTTTCCATTTGCCAGAAACCCCGGCGCAACAACCGAGCGCGGGTGCCTGTCAAATCTGACAATCGCGAAAGAAGACAACGGCGTCTTTTGGGTGGGGAACGATAAGATTGTTTACCGCTCCGCAGGGTCTAGCCCGAAGGTTATTTCTACCCGTGAGATTGAAGAGGCTCTAAACGCTAACGACATTCACAGCGCCATGACCTTCACCGAGCGCGGGCATAAGTTCTATGCAATCCGCATGGTTGGCGCACCAACGCTTGTTTTCGACATTACCACCCAGCTTTGGCATGAGCGCACCACGGCAACAGCATATGATCCTTGGTTCATTACATGCGGGGCTGAGGTTGACGGTGAACAGTATTTCGGCACTGACACGGGCAAGATTGTCACGCTGGACAAAGACACGTTTACCGATGATGGCGCAACACTATCGGCGGAGGTCATTACCGCTCCGATTGTTGAGGCTGATCGCTTTGTTATTGCCCGCCTTCATGTTGACGTGAAAGGCAGCGGCAATCACACCCAAACCCCCCAAATCATGATGCAGACCAGTTCTGACGGGCATTCTTGGTCCATAGAGGATTGGCGAGACCTTGCAGCCCTTGGTTATTACAACTGGCGGGCAGAGTGGCACGGGCTGGGGGCGTTTGACCGCTTTCAAGTAAGGCTCATTATCACAGACCCGGTTCCCCGCGACATTCACGGCGTCCACTATGTCGCTGCCTAGAAGCATCCCGTCCTATCGCCCGCGTGGTGGCGCAACCATTGGATTTGTAGAGGGAACAGAAGTCAGGCCAACCCCGGACTTTACAAGGTGGTTAGATGGCCTTCGGTTCCGGGTTCAGAACGTGCAATTGCCTGCGGGTTCACTGCAATCTTTTTTGGGTTCCAGTCAGCCTGACGGTTGGTTGATCTGCAACGGGCAATCGGTATCAAAATCGACTTACGGCGATCTATACGCGGTTGTGGGGGATACCTTCGGGGCCGATACAACAACATTCACGCTGCCGGACCTTACGGACAAGTTTCTGGTTGGGGCGGGTGATATTGCGCTGCTTGCAGCTGGCGGCGCGGGTGAAATCACGTTGGCGACAACCAACCTCCCCGCGCACAACCACGGTGTCACCGATCCGGGTCACACTCACACGATCACAGACCCCGGCCACGGCCACACGGTAACTGATCCGGGGCATACGCATACAGTCACCGATTCAGGCCACACGCACGGCGGCGTAGCAGACCCAGCAGGGGCCGCAGATAGCGCCACGGGATCTGACACTACCAGCGCAACCAGCGGGTCCACAGACAGCGCGACAACGGGCGTGACGGTAGACAGCGCCACAACAGGGCTAACCGTGGACAGCGGGTCAACTGGCGTATCAGCGGATAGCGCGACAACGGGTATCACAACTGACAATACGGGCGATGGCACCGCGTTTTCCATCGTGCCGCCTGCTTTGGGGGTCACATGGCTGATCAAGACGTGACGCGCCCCGCAACAAGTGAAGACATTCCCCGCGTTGTGGAAATGGGGCGCAAGTTTCACACGGCGGCGGGCGTTTATGCGCCATATAGCGAAGCCGCAACGGCGCGGACGCTGCAAAGCCTCATAGATAGCCCCGAAGGTGTTTTGTTGGTCAGCAATGGCGGGATGATCGGCGGGGCCGCTATTCAGGCATATTGCGCCGATAACTGGAAAATCGCGGTCGAGATGTTCTGGTGGTGCGAAGATCGGCAGGGTTTGAAGTTGCTGCGTGATTTTGAAGACTGGGCCGCAGAAATTGGGGCCAACGAGGTTCGCATGACAACAATTCATACACTTGAGGGTGCATCGCGCATCTTGAGCCGCAAAGGCTATGCGCCTTGCGAGATAAGTCACGGAAAGGTGATATAATGGCACTTGGAACAGCAGCAATTCTAGGCATCGCATCAGCGGGCAGTGCGGTTGCATCAGGTTTGGCATCAAAATCTGCCGCTAAATCACAGGCTGCGGCGGCGGATCAGGCTGACGAAACACAACGCTATATCTTTGACCGCAATGTTGAACTGACTGAGCCACAACGCCAGATCGGCAACAACGCCTTGGCGGCTTTGGCATACGAAAGCGGCATTGGCCCGCGCCCGGTTGCGAGTAGCGGCGGCGCTGGCATGTCTATCGTTGAAAGCACCGCGACAAGCGCGGGCGGCGGCGGGGAGTACATTCCCAATCCAAACTATGACGGGCCGCGTGGGATTGAGCCGCGTGAAATCCTTAGCCAATTGGGCGCAGGCACATCTGCAACCAGCTACAATGTTGGTGATAAATCGTTTGGCACCCGCGAAGAGGCGCAGGCATTCATTGATAGCCAGCCGCAAAACTCATTCAATTACACCGCAATAGAACGGCCCAACCCTAACCTTGATTTTTCCACTGCGGCTTTCGAGGCATCGCCGGGCTATCAGTTCCGACTTGATGAGGGCAACAAGGCCCTTGAGCGGGCGGCGGCAGCGCGTGGCATGAGGTTGTCTGGCGCGGCCCTGAAAGATGCTGCACGGTTTGGGCAGGGCATCGCATCTGATGAATACGGTCAATTTGTGGGCCGTGAAACTGACCAATTCAACCGCAGTTATGGCGTAATGCAGGACCAGTTGAACGCATTGCGGGGGCTATCTGGGCAGGGCCAGCAGGCAACACAAGCACAGATCAGCGCGGGCAACACCTACGCAAGCGGTGCGAGTCAAAATGCGTTTGCCCGTGGCAACGCCCAAGCGCAGGGCGCGATTGGCGTAGGGAATGCTTTTGCGAGCGGCGTCAATTCAATGTCCAACATCTACGGCATGGCAAATTCTGGATACCTCGGCCAAAACCCCGGCCTTGGCATCACCCCTGTTGCAAACCCATTCGGAGGCTAATCCATGAACCAAGTTCTAGCCAACCCCGGCCAAAACTACCTTGCGGGCCTTACGGGCGGATTGCAGGCGGGCGGCGCGTTCCAGCAAATGCAGGCGCAGCGCGAAGACCGCGAGAAACAGAAAACGGTTGAAGCGTTCTTTGCAGAAAACGGCGCGGCACTGGCGCAAGGCAACCCTGATGCGGTTAACGCTTTCGCAGCACTTGACCCTATGGGCGCTTATGACATTCGCAGGCAGGCCCGATCTGACGCGCAAGCAACCGAGCGGCACAATGCCAGCACGGCGCTTTCCGCAGCACAGCTTGACCAGATCCGCGCTAAATCAAAGCGGGACGTTGAAACCCACGCGGCCAATATGTCGGCAGTTGAACGCGAGGCAGAGGCAAGAAAGATTGCAGCGGCTCTGGCGGCGTCTACGGCGGCTTACAAACAGGGGCCAGAAGCGTTTAACCTGTTTGTACAGAATAACGCGCAGGCAATCGCAGACAGCGGCTTTGACCCCAGCCAAACGACATATGAAACCTTCCCCCAGATTGCAGCGGGCATTGCCGGAGCGCAGGAGGGGCTGACAGCGACTCTTGGATTTGTTGATGATTTAATGCCGGACAAGCCAAAGCCGTTGACGGATGAGGCAAAAGCGAATGTTGACGCCAAAAATGGGTTTATTGACCTGAACTTGCCAAAAGTCGATTTTGACACTGAGCAGAAACTTCGCAAAGAATTCTTGGGTATCCCCGCAGTTAAGGCGTTTTCTGAGCAGGCACAGGCGTTTGACCGAATTGTAAACTCAGCGAAGGACCCTAGCCCCGCTGGAGATTTGGCCTTGATCTTCAACTTTATGAAGGTTCTTGACCCCGGTTCGGTTGTTCGCGAAAGTGAATTTGAGACCGCAGCGCAGGCGACAGCTTGGTTGCAGCAAAGCGAAGAAATGGGCGCGAATGTTCCCCAGCCCATTGCCTCGGCAATTCGAAAGATGGCGTCCGGTCAAAGGCTCGCCCCGGCGCAGCGAGAAGACTTTGTTAGCAGAGGCCAAGCCTTGTATGATGGCGCAGAACGCGGGTTCTTGAACATCAAAACACAATATGAAGACAAGGCGAGCGCATACAATCTCGATCCAAACCGCAGCTTGATGGATTTTCGGCGGTCAACTCAGGAGGCTGCGCCAGATGAGGCCACGGCGTCACCCAGCATCACGTTCCAGAACGATGAGCAGAGGTCGGTTTTCGAGAAATATTCGCAATAGCCGTGTTTCCGTTCCTGACGATCCGGCAAATCCGCTCATATTCCAAGCGCCTAGCTTTCATCTTCATCATGATCCGCGTCATCACGGCGGCAAAGATGAACGGCCAAAGTGCTGGAACCCAGAAATCAGCGCGAAGAACAAACCAGCAGAACCCCGCAAATGCGAAAAATAAGGTCCATACGATTAAGAGCGCCCGATTTTCAGGCTCTTTTAAGAAATGCATGGGGCGAATTTAGGCATTCCGGGCCTTCTATGCAAGGACACCCCAAAAATGGCAACTTTTGATGAGATCATGGCGGCGGCAGTAAACGCTGACAAAGCAGGGGACAGTGCGGCGGCACAGATGCTTGTCGATCTGGCGCGAGGGCAAATGCCCGCGCCTGCACAGCAGGACGTGAACGACCCGCATTACATGCCGGGTGCGGAAGCATATGACGCCGCCCCGCCATCGCCCAAGCCCCAAGACAAGTTTGGGGATACAATCAAGGCGGCTACCGAAGGGCCGGTTGCAGCAACTAAGGCTTTCGGCGCTGGATTGCTTGATCAGGATAAAAGCATTTCCCTGCAAAATATGCCTGATTGGGTGCCGCCAGCGTTCCGCAGGCCCGCCGCAACGGCAGCAGACGCCGCCATGACCGGGCTTAGTGCGGCAGGCGCAGTTTATGCCCTTGGCGCTGGTACGGCTGGCGAGGTTCTGGGCGGATCACCCACAAACGAAAAGAAGCTGGCCCGTGATTTGATGATGATGGGCGAGGTTGCCGTTCCCCAGTTGGCCGGGACTTCTAGCATTGTGCGGGCGGGAGGCAAGGCCGCAAGGGCGGCGGAAAAGCTATCTAAGCCCGCCACTGATCTACAAGCATCAGCGCGGGCGGCTGATGATTTGGGCATCACCCCATCATTGGCGGCTGGCGGCAAGGTTCGGGCCATGACCTCTGCGGCCCTCGAAAAGGCACCATTCTCCGGCTCTGTCATTGCGCAGGATGCATCGCGGTTTGTCGGTGAGGTGGAACGGGCATTTGATGGGCTGGCGGTTCGGGTGGGCAAGTCTCAGGGCGCAAGCGGTGCGGGCGAGGCTCTGCAATCCGGTGCGAACAAGTTTGTTTCTGATTTTCGTAAGCGTTCTGATGAACTTTACAATGAAGTTGGCAGGCAAATTCCCAAGGATACGCTTGTCCAATCACCCGCAACAATGGAAGCGATTGCCGAGGCTCTTGAGCCATTCGCGGATAAGCCCGAAATCGCTAAACGCCTTGGCCTAGATAAGTGGGCAGCGATTGCGGCTGATCTTGAGGGCGGGCTTTCATGGCAGGCGGCGAGTGATCTGCGTAGTTCAATCGGGCAGAGCATCGGCAAGATCAACGGCACACTGTCCGACATGGATCAGGGGCGGCTCAAGCAGGTTTACGGCACCCTCACGGCGGATTTGGAAAAGGCTGCAACAGCGGCGGGTCCGGATGCTGAAAAGGCTTGGAAGCGGGCGGGGAACTATTACCGCCGTGGCGCGGAGCGCATCCAAGACGCATTGGACAGGACAATCAAGGCTGACAGCCCAGAACGGGCTTTCGAGGCATTTGAGGCCATGACCCGTGACGGGCGGTCCTCGGCCAATTCCAAGCGCCTGTACAAGATGAAGTCATCCATGCCCAAGCAAGAATGGGACACGGTTGCGGCAAGTATTGTGGAACGGATGGGGCAACCTTCTGCGGGCCTTCGCGATGCAGAGGGCGCGGGCTTTTCCCCGGCAAAGTTCTTGACCGATTGGAACAAAATGTCACCAGAGGCAAAGAGCATTCTCTTGCCGCCTGATGTTCGCAAGGAAATGACAAAACTTGCAAAGGTCGCGGAAGGCTCAAAGCGGGCGAATGCAGAACGCAATTTTTCCAATACCGGGCAGATCAACGCGGCGCTGTTGGCTGGATTTGGTGGAGCTGTAGACCTTGGTTTTACATCATCGGTCCTCACGGGCGCATACCTGTCATCTAAGGCGCTGACGAATGTTCGTATGTTGAAAGCCCTCAACGCAGCAGGGCGAGGCGATTTGAAGCAACTAAAGGCGATTGAGCGCAGCAGCAGCCCATTTGCCAAGGATGCGGCAACCATCCTGCGGATTAGCGCGGCAGAGGCGGCGCAGGGCGGCAACGCCAGTAATACCAACAACCAGCCTGCACAAGTAGCCAATTGAGGTTCTCCCAATGCGCCAAATCCTAGCAGATCCAGCCAAAGCATATATGAACGGTCTAAACGTCTTTGCGCCAGCGAAGCGGGAAGAGCCATCAAACGTGTTTAAGGCGCTTGCAAGCCACGGCGGGCCGACAGTCGCGGCGGGCAATGCGCTGGCGGGTGGGCATGATCACGCTATCCACGCGGGACAGTCTCACGGTGATTGGTTGAAATACAGCAATACGGGCGCGATCAGGGATAAACCGCTATCGGACAGGTTGGTTTCCGCGCTTTCGTTCCTTCCAGAGTTGGGCGTTGAAATGCGTGTTATCTCTGGCGGGCAAGACGCCAAAGGCCACGGCCACAGACGCACGGGATCAACGCGACACGACCACGGCGAGGCGGCTGACGCTGATTTTTACATGAATGGCCGAAAGCTCGATTGGAATAATCCGCAAGATGTGCCGATTTTTCAAGAGATTGTCAGGCGGTCCCGTGCAAATGGCATCACAGGTATCGGCGCAGGTAACGATTACATGGGAGCGGGCCGGATGCATATTGGGTTCGGCAAGGAAGCTGTTTGGGGCGCGGGCGGCAAAGGCGACAACGCCCCACCTTGGCTCCGCAACGCGTTCACGGGCTAACTCACACCACATTCAACATTATTGAAAGGGGGGCCGCATGGCTACTCTACTAAACCCGTTTATCCGTGCGATGGACGCAAACGGCGATCCTGTATCTGGCGGCAAGCTGGCGGTGTTTCTCGCAGGTACATCCACGGCGGTAACAACCTATAGCGACCGGGCGTTGACCTCGGCGCAGGCACAGCCCCTTATTGCCAATTCGGCGGGGGAATTTGCGCAGTCGTTTGTCGCGCCGGGTATTTATAAAATCCGCGTCCGCGATGCTGACGATAATACACTTTACGAAAACGACAACGTGCGCATTGCGGATCGGCCCGATGATCCAACGCCGTTTGACGATGAAGCAGCGGTTTTGGCAGACACCGCGACCTACACCACAGGGGCATATATCCGCACAACCCTTGAAGGATTTACATTCGAGGCGGCAGCATCCGGCGCAACGGATCACGACGAAACCAACGCAGGCGGGCAGAAGCTTTACCGGAAGTGGCAACCATACGACACGCCAACCGCCCTTCTCGCGTCAGAGGAATCTGTTCGCGGCGAGGATGCGCAATGGCTTACCCGTGATGGTCACAACTACAAAGAGGCCGCATCCGGGGCGTCGGACCACCATGTAACCACGGCGGGCGGCGTCAAACTTTATGTTGTGCCAGAGGCCGATGGATACAACGCCCTTGCGTTTGGCGTTGTCGCGGATGGCACCACAGACGATACCGATGCGATTATTGCGGGTGATGCGGCGGCGGGGGCCGCAGGGGCGAACTTGCTATTCCCGGCAGGCGTTTACAGCGTGGCAGGCCGGAGCGCCGCCATCGCCCCCACTACCACGTGGGTGGGTGAATCAACTTGGTACAATCAATTTGCGTTGCCCGAATATTTTGCGATGCCAGATGTCGGTACAGTCATTGATGGCGGTTCGGCAAACCTAGACATACTGGCGGCGAATTTTACGGCGCGTGAGTTGAGGGGAATTAACTTTCGCGGCACAGGGACCGGTGCCTGTATTCACCTGACTTCCGGTTCGCGTCTTTCACGGGTTGCCAATTGCGCATTTCACGGAAAAGAAAACGCAATCAAGCTTTCGGGGACAGTCGCTTATCTCCTGAGATTTGAACGTATCTTCGCCGCGAAACAAACATCGCACGGCGTCCACCTTGATTGGGGAACCGGGGCTTTCAATGATATCTCAATACGAGATAGTTGGATACTTCGATCAGCGGGGAATGGGGTCAACGCGACCGGCGCGGGCGGCGGCTGCACTATCTTTGAAATCGCCAGCAACTCTATCACTGATGGGACGGGGAATAACGCGGCGATCATTATCAACGGTGTGCAGGGTTGCCGGATAATCGGGAATGACATTGAAGGGTGGGGGGCCACCTACACCGATCCCGATACATTAACGGGCAAGACGGGGTATCAAGCCAACGCGATTGCAATGCAGCTAACAGGCGGTGCCTTCACTATTGAGGGTAACGTGACATACGGCGGTGGCAATAGCCTGCCCCCTATTCGATTGCTCACAGCGCGGCAGGTTCGTTTTGGTCCGAATAGGTTACTGAAAGACCTTTCCACTTACCCTTATGCCATAACAGTGGACACCACATCGCAAGATGTGGTGATTGACCCCCAGACGGTGGATTATTCTGTTGCCGCTCTTGTTGCGACCCCGGCGACAAGAGTGATCAACAATGCAAGCGGCAACCCTGATTTTCAAGTTCCATTGCTTGCATCTCAGAACGTAGTTTTTCCCGACCCTGAAACAGTGGCATCAGGAACATCCATAACCATTCCCGATGAACCTGTTGTAAAGATATCTGGAACAACAAGTATCACGTTCATTACCGGCAAGCCTTATCAGATGGTTACGCTGGAATTTTTGGACGTCTTGGTCGTTGTGGACTCCCCCCCCGGGGTCGGAAATTTGCGGTTAGACGGCGACTTTACAACAGCGGCGGGCAGCACCCTCACTTTAATGTCACGTGGTGCATCGGCGTCGTGGGTCGAGGTCTCAAGATCGGCTAACGCATGACCCTCTTCACTGTCTTTTGCGCACCGGAGGTGCCAAGCATGAAACCCATTATCAACGTTTGTGATTGAGCGGGTCAAAAAAGCTCATATGGCGGACCGTGGTTGGACCGATGTAATGCGTGATGATGCCATGGTGGAGCCATCGCTTAAGGAGGCGGGTTTGGCGGCTGGATCGAGGCCGAGTAACTACAAAATCTGAGGCTTTTTATGACGTCACCAATCTTGGTGGTCGCAATCGGTTTGGTTGCGACCCTTTCCGCTTGTCTTGGTACAGCGGGCGCACCCGCGACAGATACCAGACCCGCCGTACCAAAGGTAATCAACGGGTGCATGGGCGGCAGTCTGGCGCTGCATTACGAGGAACTGCAACGGGTAAACCGCCTCGGCATTCCGGTTGAACTTCACGGGCAGATCGACAGCGCCTGTACGATGTTTCTTGGCGCTAATGATGTGTGCCTGGGGGATACAGCAGACCTCGGATTCCACGGCGCGACAGATTGGTATGGCTTGGGCCGGGAGGCATACGGAACAGAAATCATGGCGCAGCAGTACAACGCGGAGTTGCGGGCTTGGTTTTACCGAAAGGCAGCACACCTGAAATTGCGCTTTGAGCGTTTAGAGGCTGACAAACTCCACGACCGATTTGGCTATCGGCTTTGTGATTAAACCAGCCAACACGGGTGCAAGCCTTGAGGCAAGCTGAAAGCAGTAAGCGATTATGACGACAAATATTGAAGAATTGGCGAAAAAGATTGATCGTCTATTAGAGAAATCAGACGGGGTTGAACCCCACATATTCAATGAGAATGAGGTTGCGGATTTGCAGCGCGTTCTTGCATTCATTAGGCGTCTTGATGCTCTGGGGTGGTGGGGCAAATATGCCTTCTATCTCATTGTAGCACTGGGCGCGATCATCGCCAATTGGGAGCGTTTGTTGGGGTTTTTCAAGCAATGAAGAAACACATTTTTTCGGCACTGGTTTTTGTGCCATACCTCGCTTTTGCCGCCCTTCCCACATCGGCCTTTTGGTATGACCCCGGCGCGGGGCGCATTTTAGACACGGCCCAAGGTTCGGCACCAAAGATTGAGTTCTTTCGGCACATCAAGCGGCCAACCTCCATCAGCTACAGCACAGTGACCCGCAACGAGCGGAATGATGTTGTTTGTGAGGGAACGGGCGGGCCTTTCACATATGACGCGGGGCGCGGCGTTCTGCCGGGTAAAGACCTTGTTTGGTGGTCCGCAGGCGATGAACGATGCGGGAATTTGCCTGTAGGGCATTACTGGTCCGAAACGTGCTGGACCGTTGCTGCGCCAGCCCGCGCTTTGCTGCCGGACTTCCTGAAAGACGCCTTTGGTTGGTTGCTGCCGCCAAAGCGGGTTTGCCGCGTTTCTCAGCCCTTTGAAATCTACTAATCGGAGACAGACATGAAACTCAATCAAGCAACCGTCGATCTGGTAAAGCAGTTCGAGGGGCTGGAACTTGCATCCTACCTTGACCCCGTGGGCGTGTTGACCATCGGATATGGCTACACAAACCGGGCAGGCTACGGCCCCGGCGTCAAGTCGGGTGACGTGTGGACCGAAGATCAGGCCGAACAGATGCTGATCGAAGGCTTGGAAAAGTTCGGGCAGCGGATTATTCCGATGTTCAAGCGCAAGCCCACAAGCAACCAGTACGGCGCAATGCTTTCTCTGGCCTACAACATCGGCACAGGCGCATTTGGCAAATCCACATGCTTGCGGCGTTTCAATGCTGGCGACTTCGAGGGGGCGGCGGAGGCGCTTACGTGGTTCAATAAAGCAGGCGGGCGCAAACTGCGCGGTCTGGTGCGGCGGCGTGAGGCAGAGCGGGATCTGTTCCTGTCTGAGCCTGCAACCCTAACAGCAGTGCGACCTGACCCAGAGCGCGGCCCGTCCAAGTCTCGCACCATCCTTGGTGCTGTAACGGCAGGGACCGGAACCACAGGCACCGCAACGCTTGATCTGGTCAAAGATGTGCAATCCGAAGTCGGTGGGCTGATGTATTACGCCGATACTCTCAAGTGGGTGTTTGTCGCGCTGGCAATCGCAGGGATTGGGCTGACCATCTACGCCAGACTTGACGATATGAAAAAGGGCAACAGATGACGAATGAACCCGAAGAAGAAACATTCTCGGTTGGCTTACGTCTTGGCGGTGCGGAGGTGATCGGCTTTCATATCAACGCCAAATCCAGCCGGATCAAGCGATGGGCATTTTTTGGCCTCATCACCATGGTTGTGATGCTGTTGTTTGCGCAGCAGATGGCACCGCAGCTATCGGCGTTTGTGCGATGACCCGCCTGATAGCCATCGTTGCGGGCCTGAGCCTGATTGCCTTCGTCATCTATCGGCAGGGTGGTCAGGACGCAGTGCGAGATCAACGTGAAGACACCCTGCAACGTGGAAAGGATATTTCAGATGCTGTCAAAGATAGCGATGCTGCCCCTGATTGGCGTATCGAGTTGCGCAATCGGCACCAGTGACGCCGCATTCTGTGGCCCAGACTTCACAGGGGCCATTGAGCGGCTTGCTGACGCCCTTCCAAACCCTCTGACGCCCGATGATGTGGGGAAGGCTGGTACAGCCGTTGTGCGGGGCCATGACGCGGGCTGCGCGTGATGTGGCTGCTTGTCACCACGATCTGCCTGCAACTATCCAGCTTGGATGCTGAGTGCCGCCGTGAGGTGCAGAAACCCGTTCCGGCACCCATGACCTGCCGTGACCGCATAAGGCCGCAGAAAAAGGCGCTGACAGCACTTGCCGATGACTTGGGCGCAATGGTGCTGTTTCTGAGCGTGTCTTGCCAGCGCGGCGTTGACGGATAGGGATTCACAACCCCGCTTCTGTGGTGTATGGTGTGGGGGATACTTGGGTAGCTCCCTTGGACCGCTCGCAAGGCTCAGGCCGCATTCGGGATAGCGAGGCAAAATAAACCCGAACAAACCGCTTTCTGGTGGTGTCGCTTGTTATCAGGCTGCGTGAGCGGGCCGGACTACTTGCAAGGGGTGGCACCTCCTGAGCGCGGTTATACCTGAGAGTGTCGGGAGTCTCGGCGCAGTGATCACAGTAGGGTATGCGGCAGTGTTTCGCCCGCGCTCAAACCTTCCCCAGCAATTCCCCGTTTGGCAGGACACGTCCACGGTCAAACGTGGCGCATTTGGCAGCGCAACCAATACAACATCAAACACAGATTTGCCGTGTTTCATTGCAGGATTACGTGTGAACGTGTCCAGCGAAACGGGTCATTTCCCCCTATCTATAGCCCCGCCCATAATGGCAGGCAACCAGCGTTCCACCTTTTCCCAAGCCTCTTCTGTGGCAAGGGCATCGTGTGATCTGATAGCCTCCCTGAGCCTGTTCACATCACGATAGATTGTGGTGAACTTGGCGCGGCCAAATCGGGCAATCCCACGGGCCTCTTGAGCGCCTTTGATGATGCGTTGCCCTACTTCGGTCATCACCCATCCCCCTTAGCCAGCACGGCGCGGGCGATCCGCTGCATGATTCCCGCTCTACGCCGCGCCCACTGTTCATCTGTCAGTTCTAGGGTCATGGGCATATCGTGACCCATCCCTGCAATATCTTCTAACTCCCCCTCAAGCTCCGCTATCCTGTCTAGGGCGGCTTGGTGAATGTCTGTGCGGGTGTATTCGGTGGTCATAAACTCAGTAGGCTCAACATCGCCTTCAACCGGGCCATGGTATGCTCCTTCACCGTCATTTCTTTCATTTTTCCAAGCAAGTATCCGTTCCGGTGCTGTCATGGGTTAACATCCTTCCAATGGTCTGTTTTTGGATTTTTGGCCTGCCGGGCACCGCGCCCTGACTTCCGTTGAGTTAACGCTTCATCGGGCGCATAACTGCTCCCCTCCACGTCCTTTACAGGTGATACCACCTGACGGCCGGAGTGTTCCCCGCTCATATCTCTATTCCTTCCTAAGCATCACAAATCGGGCAGGCATCAAAGCCGTGTTCACATTCAATCCCGGGGTGCCATTCTGGCGGGTCTTCGCGCAGGATTTTTCCGGTTTTGACCACGACATAGCCATGAAAGTCGCAGTCGCCATTTTCACACCAAGCATGAAGGCTATCGTCTGGCATATCGGCTTTGCAGTCAGGGCATCGGCGGGGCATCTCTATTCCTCTTATGGTGGGGGTGGGGTTAGGCTGGGTCATACGTGGCGTTGAAAATGTCGGGCTTGCAGGGGTAAATTTCGCCCTGAACGCCACGGATGATAAAATCCCCCAAACTAGCCTCATGATCACCTTCTAGGGTGGGGATGGTCAGCGTTGACCCTTCTTGCGTAACCTCCCGCCCCGTTTGAGCGGCGAACAGGTCTACATATTCAAAATTAGCCCCGGTCCATTCGATTGCCTCAATCACAACTGGTTTCTTGCGGTACTGCTTAGGTTCGATCATCATCATTTCCTTTCCTGTGGTTTATCCGTGTGCTAGTTCGGTCTTTTTCATTCTGTAAACAGCAAGTTCGCGGTCATAAATTGAGCCATAAATCGCCCTGACCATCATTTCGTTAAGCTCAACGTCATGCTCCGCACAGACATGCTCCCAATCGACATGCACGTCAGCTTCGCGCAAGGCGCAGACAGCAGGCATCCATTGCTCCACGGCTTGATTGGTGCATCCCGGAACGCAACAAGTTAGCCCGCTCGGTAAATCTGGCGCGATGTTTTGGCGGTTCATCAGGTGCTTGAGTAGCTTCCCCAGCATCACTGCCACCCCGCGCCGATGTTTCGCAGGATCTTGCTGAGAAAAGGTCTGTTTACACTTTCACGCATTGTTCACCTCATTAGTTTTGCAACTGTACATCATGGTCTCAGTCTCCGGTATGGGGGCTTGGCACGTATTGCGGCATATCTTTGCTCATGCGGTCAGTTTCGACGCGCACTGAGACAGTAACCCCATCTTTGCCATCCGCTATTAAGGCTCTGGTTGCCCGGCCTTCATTCAAGACGCGGGTCACTGCGAAAATCTTACAGGCGTTCAAAACGTCTTGCTCTGATAGGTCGACTATTATTTCAGCCATCATTTGTCTCCGGTATGGGGGTTAGGGTGTTTGGCCTTGATGTGTTGAGCCATGCTTTCCTCAATGCGCCCCGCGATTGTTCGGATGGGCTTACCGCAATGCGGGCAATGACCACCTATCGGGCTTTTTTCGCCTGAGTGCGGGCGGTGCTTGAAGCCTCTCCGCATTTCATGGGCAAGCTGATATTCTGCATACTCTCCCATCATGTATCTCCTGCAATGCCAAAGGCGGATAGAATGCGGCGGGTGTAGTCGGCTTGGGCTGCGGCCTTGGCGGCTTCAAGCGTGTTGAACTCCTGCTCGAATTTGTTGCGGCAGGTCATTATGTAAACGCCCCCAAACTTTCGAACGACATACCCATGCCCGCCAGCGTAGTGACTGCCGTTGCGCATCCAAACCAACGGCTGCACCATATCCGGCAGGGCTGCGATGATTGCGTCTGCGGCAAGCCGTGCGCCACTTGATGCTGTTCGGCCCACGACTTCGGACGCGATGATTTTTACCAACTGGTCACGCATTGTCTGTCTCCTTGGGCGTGGTGATTAATCCAAGCTCACGCATTTCAGAAATTGCCTCACGAGCCCAGTTTTTTGCATGGCGTCCTTGAGGGGCTTCTTCCGTCGAGTGGAAATCCAGCGGGGTTCCTGCCATTAGCCATTCGGGCGAAACGTCAAGTACTTTGCAGAGAATGATGAACTTGCGACTATCCGGCATGGCAGCATCATCTTCCCACCTTTTGACCGCTTGGGCTGTGCAGTTGCATTCCTCGGCAACATCTCGCAGGGTCATTCTAGCTCGCGCTCTGGCTACTCTTAGACGTTCGCCCATCATCACCCATCCTCCCCGTCTTTGGTGATGGCGCGTAGGGCAGCGCGCAAGTCTACTGAAACTTGAGAGTTCCCCTTGCCCTCCATCCCTTCGATCCAGTGAAAGGCGCGTGTGGCCGCTAGCACCAATTTACCCACCTTCGCCGCCTCTGACACTGGGTCCGGTGTGGTGACGTAAACAGGGTTTGGTATCTCTCCTACTGCATGAGTGCCGCAGTTTTTAGCCCCGCATCCACTGCATTGTTCATCACTTTCGCACCGACAAACAATACACCCGCAAGGCTGATGGCGCGCAAGCTCAGGCACGGCAGGGGGTAGGGCTGCTATGGCGGCGCGGGCGCAGGCTCGGTAGTCATCTCGCATCGGCTCCGATACCTCATCCCATCGCCCCTTGACGTTCCCGCTTGGGAAGTCTTTCACGAAGATAGCCTTCGCCACCCGCTCCACGGTATCTGTATCAGTCATTGGTTTGACCTTTCGTTTTGAGTAATTCAATCGCCCTGAGAACCTGCCCCTTGGTCACTCTGGTTTCGATAATGTGGAGGGGGTCAAGTTTCGGGGTGATGATTGACCTATCCCGCCGCGCTCCTTGGATCAGGTCACGCACCAAGGATTTCAGGGCGGCATTTTCGTCGCGGAGGCGGTTTATCTCCGCTGTTGCTGGGTCCATATCCTCCCATTGCCGCTGAAAATGATCTGTCGGATCAGTCATTGGTTTGGTCCTTTGCAATAAGTGCTTTGAGGATGGCTATGAGCCAAGCGCGGGACATATGCGATGAAATCCCGTCATAAGTTTTCACCCGTAGAGGGTAGGCAACGGACGCCTCAAATGAGTCATCCTCGTAAGTTGTGATTTGAATATCCCACCCCGACAGCACCACCTCGTGCAGTGCCTTTGCGGCATCGAGTGAGCCGTGATAAGCGTAACGGAGATGGTGCCGCTTCATTGCGTTGCCATCCTCCATGCCCGGCCAGACAAAATGCTCAGGTCCGTCAAAGCGCGGCACGAATTGCCCAAGCTCAACTTTCGCCAGCAGGTCTGTCAGTGCTTTACTCATCGCTGTCTCCTTGTGTGGGGGTGGCGAGGATGGCGGCGGACAGTTGTTTCAGTTGGTTGGTCATAGCTTACCCCTCTACTTTAATCAGGCCAGCGGCCTTGCGCCGGGACTGGCTGCGCATCATCGCCCGCAACACGTCCAGCCAATCAATCGGCGCGGCGGCGAACCTGTCGCGGCTATCGAAAACCGCGTGACAGCAATCGCAGCCATCTATCAAAAACAGGTCATCGTTTTTCTGTGCCATGCCAGCGGAAAAGCCGGGAATTGACACATGGCACCCAACAACGCGGGCGGGGTCATTGCAGCAAATGCCGGGGATGCCCAATTCGCAGACAGCATCGCGGGCGGCATCACGTAGCGGCTTGGACTTCTGCGGCTTCTGGCCCTTTTGGTAGATGGGGCGTCCGGTGATGTTCATGCCTTGGCCTCCGGCTGGGTTAACCTGACGCCTTGGGGCAGATATTTCGCCTCAACAGCATCGCACATTGCGGATAGCTGTTTGGTGGTCATTACAGACGTTACTGAGATGTAATCCATCGCGGCTATCTTTTCCTCTACGGTCAGGTTTTTCAGGTTGCTTAGAAAGGCGACGAACTGCGGGTCATCGGCCATCAGGATCGGGCAACCTTGGTAGAACTTGCATTCCCGCTTCACCTGATCGGCGGTGTCGTGGGTCTGCTTGGCAATTTCACCGAACCACTTGTGCAGGAGGGCGTTCTGCGAAAGCGTCCGCACCTTGCCTTCTTTCACGGTCAGGGTGAACGGAATGGGCATACCTTCCACCCACTCCGCCAGCCTCCCCGCTTGTTCGGGTGTTGTTGCTGATCGCATGTTGCTCAAAACGGCAAATCGTCATCTAGGTCACGGGCAGGTGGCGCGTCATAGTTGCCCTGAGACTGCCCCCCAGATCCGCCACCCTGAAACGTCAGATCATCCACTGAGATGCCAAGATACGCCTTGCCTTCATGGGCGCGGACGGTCGGTCGCCCAGCCAAGGACAGTTTCAGACCCTTGGTGATGTGGCGCTCAAGGCTTTCGGCCCGCTTGCCCCAAATCGAACAGTCATACCATGTGCTGTCACGGCGGTTTCCGTTCTTATCTTTCCCGTTGTCTACGGCGAGAGAAAACCCAAGGATTGGGTCTCCGCTTTGAGTGCGCCGCAGAACAGCGTCTTTCCCAACATTTCCGGCGATAAACAGTTTCTGCATGATCAGTACCCCGCCGCGATAAAGCGTTTATGAATTTCACGAGTGCGGTAGACGTCGTCTTTGCAATACTCCGCAATTTTGTCGTGTTCACCGTTGGCCCAAGCCTCGGCCACCATAGACCCGTCAAAGCCATCTTTTCCGGTGATACCCAGAACCTTGCACAGATTGTCCATGCTGATCCGGCCAGTGCCGCCAGCCCACATGCTCATGGTGTCTTGCACCGATTTATCCCAAGGCTTCGGGTCGCGGGGAAAGCTGGACGCATCCGGCATGACGATACCAAGACAAACGGCCCGTTTTTTCAGGAACGCCAGATCAAAGCCCGTGATGTTATGGCCGACAAGTGTCTCAGCGTGATACGGGTCAAGCTCGGCAAAGAAGTCGGCAATCACGTTGCGCTCATCGGCAATCGTCTTGGCATGGCGCACTTCGATGCCGCTGTCATTCTTGGCCCATGCGATTGTGCAGACATGACCGCGACCACCGTCAAAGCTGGTCTTTGCCATCGCCTCATCAGCGGCGCTTTCGCGGTTTTCGGCCAGCCATTTGTCAATGCTTTCCTGCTTTTTGTAGGTCTCGGTCGCAGTGACCTTGCGGGCCAGTTCGGCGCGGTAATCCTCATCCTGGCAGGGGATGGTTTCAATGTCGAAATACACAAACCGCTGGGTGCGGTAGCGTTCTGCAACGGTGTCGATTTTGGTTTGCACGTTCATTTATGCGTCCTCATGTTCGGGGATTTGGTCGCCATCAAGGTCGGCGTTTTCTTCTGGTTTCTTGGCTGCGATTGTCAGATCCAGCTTTTTCATCGTCGCGGTGAATTTAGACGCAGGGAATTGCTGCAATGACTGCGCACCTGCTGCGTCCAGAACCTTCGCCTCATCAACGCCAGCCTCTTCCAGCTTGTCGCGCAGTTTGATAAACTGATCGGGCGAAACGGTTTTTTCTGTTTCCGTGACTTCGGTATGTGTCTCAGTCGGGATCAGGTCTGCATCATCCTTGTCGCCAGTCGGAATCATGAACAAGCTGCGGAAATACTGCTTGAGCGCGTAGCTCTGCGCCGATCCGCTGGCCTGCGCACCATTCATAGGTACAGCCACCATGATCGGCGTTTCGGGCAAGTGTTCGCCGCTGGAATGGTACAGGGTGATGGTGTACGAAAAGCGGCACCACATGGCCTTGCCGCCCTTGCTGTTCTGGTTCTCATACATCTCCGTCCCGGTCAGATTGACCATTGGGAATAGGCCGTGACGCCCACAGATAGGGCCAACCAGCGCAAGGAACTTGTCGATAGACGCGAATTCGTACCCGTCGAATTTGTTCCGGTCACTCTTGCCGATGGTCCGCACTTCTGGGACGCAGGCGGCAACGGCTTCAAAGACAGACTTGTGAGTGACGCTCACGGCCTGTTCCGGTTCTGTTTTGGTAACAGCGTTCATGGCGGTTATCCTTTCTCAGCTTGTGGTGTGGGGGCTTGTGCTTTTGCGATAAGTTGTCTGGCCATCCAGTTGCCACCGATGACACCTGAATATCCCTCAACCACGGCAAGATTCATGCGATCTTGTTTCTCAAAAATATCTTCCGAGATAAAAACCGCGTCACCCCTCACGTCGAAATCTCGATATATTGGGATGCCTTCTGCCAGCACGAACTTGGCCTTTGACAGATCAGCCCCAATGTTGCGAAGAAGCCCAAGGGATTCCGAGAGCTTTTCGGCTCCAGGTGCGCCTTTTTGCAAGATGGTTGCGGTAGAGCCATCAGAGGGCAATTGCGCCCTTACAATGGCGGTCGCGGTCGGATTGCAGTTTTCAGCGAGAGAGACCGCCGCCCCAAGAAAGACCTCGCAAGGCTTGTCGCCAACATCTGAGAAATCAATTGATGCCTCGTATTCATTGCGCTGGTCACATGCCGCTGTGGCAATGTCTGTGTTCGTGCAAAGCAAAATGCCCGATGCGATACGATTCTGAACCTGCCAGTTATATTTCGCGGTGCGATCTTCCGTCAGGTCCACATAGCCCTTGAGATTGTATCGGTACGCGGCTGGGTATTTCAGTTTTTGGATCGCGATACCTCTATAGAAGACAAACTGTGACCGCCCGCGATAGACCTCAAAGCTATCCGTGGCATACACCGGCTCCTCATCGGCACCGATGAAATGCTCCTCCATGGAGAAATAGATTGCCTCAAAGGCGTCAAGATCCACGGCGATTATTGTTTCATCACTGTCAGAATCCGGCAGATCATCGGTGCGCGAAACGGTGCCTTCTTCATCCAGCGCGTTGGAATACAATTCGCGGAAAGCCATCCAAACCTCCCAATCTCGGCCAAGGTCAGTCGTGAATGGCAGGTCCGCATCGTCGAAGGTGATCTGCATAACTGCCTGGTCACGAAACATGTCTTCCCGGGTACCAGTGACTTTCCAGCCATCACCATTGAAGAATGAAACCTTGCCGCCATTGCGAACAATGACAGCGGTCGCGTACTTTAGCCCGGTGCCAAATCGCCCAATTTTGTCTTGGCCAGCCTTACTTGAAAGGCCAAATGTGGTAAGTGCGCGTAAATCAATTGCGCCTTTGTTCCGAAAAACAATCATATCGTTTCCTCTCAGCAGGCCGGATCATTCCGGCATTCGGTGTGAATGTAATTGCCCTCAACAGCGGCGATTGCAGGGGCAAAGGCGGCGATCAAAAGGGCCATGAAGATGAACAGCGCCGGAAACCACAGGGCCATCTTGCAGATGCTTTGCCATTGGCTTTCGCGTGACGGGCGGGGCGGGTGCTTCCATGCGCTCATGATGTCACCACTGGCTTGCCATCGGTCAGGGTGTAGTAGGTGTCCGGCTCAATCCCGTCTTTTCCGACGATACCCGCCCAGACGGCAGTGATTTGCATTTCGCTATCACGCTCACAAAGGAACAGGGCATTGCCCTCAACACCCTTCGCCTTGCCTTCATGCCCAGAAGACATTGCAGCGCCCCAATCGCCCGTTGCGGATGCAGCGCCCTGATTGCCCGTTGCGGATGCAGCGCCCTGATAGCCCGTTGCGGATGCAGCGCCCCAATCGCCCGTTGCGGATGCAGCGCCCCGATTGCCCGTTGCGGATGCAGCG